GTATGCACCACCTACAGATCCAGTGATCCAAGACTTCATTCTTCTATCCTCAGTTTCAGAAGCTCTGTAACGAGTATGTAAGAAAGGTCTACGAATATTTGAACCTAACATTTGGTCATATACAGTAGATGTACCTGCAGGAATTAACACACCGTCAATTTCCTTAGATAAACCTCTTGTAGAAGCATCATTTAGATATTTCCAGTCAGTCTTGTAGAAGTCATAAGAACCTCTTCTGAAACCAGAAAATCCAAAGTTCAACGCCATATCACCGTCATTTTCAAATAGACCGTAAGAAGCAGCTTGAGTAGATGCATAAGATCCATTCATAGCAGCAATCATGTCATCAAAGTCAAGAGCAGTTTGTCTAGATAAGAAAAGCATGTTTTCTTCAATAGCACCCTGCTTGTCTAAGTTTTTAAGGATTTCATCAAAATCACCTAAAGCACCTGAACCAGGAGCAGCAGCACCAGCAAAGCCAGCATATACATTACCTCTTGCTTCAATAGCTGCAAATAATCCTTCAGAACCTTTAACAAGACCTGTAGCACCACCTGGAGCAGCACCAGCTCCACCAAATTGGAAACTTGTACCAGAAGCGTAAACATCTGTAGGATCCATAAATTCAGCTTCAACCATTGCCATCTCTAATTGATCTTCAAATCTTAGTCTTGTTTCAGACTCAGACTTTAAATACCAAAGATATCCATCTTGACCATCTTCTGTAGATACTTCAACCCAACCGATCTGAGCAGTGTCAGAACCGTTAATTCTAAAGTTGTCTTTTAAGATGATAGGTGAGTTAGAGTACTGAGTAAAGTTTGGCTCAATAGAACCATCCATACCAACAGAACCTTTTCCAAAATCAGAACCATAAACGAATAAATCAATTGATCCAGCAACGTTACCGTAAGGGTTTGTTTGATTATCGTAGAACTTAATTTCAAGAATCTCACTGTTAGTACCTTTAACTCCCTGTACTAACGCTTTTCTAATTACTAATCCAGTAGCATTATCAGACATTAAAATTGTTTGACCAACTCTAATAGCACCTGATCTAGAACCAGCAGCAATATCCGGCTGAGCAACAGCTAGATTAAGTACTAACTCTTGGTCATATCCAGTACCACCACCATTAGCGTTGATTTCACATTTTTTATATGAGATGTGCAATCTGTTTTGTTCAGACCAAACAACTTGGTCAGATGTCATAGGCATCTCTGCGCCTACCATTCTTAGGAAACCACCAATTGTTCTGTTCCCGTATCTTTCTACTTCTGCTTCATAAAGCTCAGGTAGATATTGTTGTGCAAAGTTTCCTCCAGCAGCTCCTGTAAAATCTAAGTAGTTGGTGTTTAAAGCCATCTGAGATTGTGCAGGTACTAAAGAAGCAGGAAAACTTCCGCTTACATTAAAAGCCATAATTTTTAGTTTTAATTTTTAGTTTTACTTTTTATTTTTAATTTAGAACTATTTGTGCCATTAATAGCTTTAACTTTCAAACCGTTAATAAAGATTTCTCCATTACCTTGGCTTGGTCTAGCAGAAGAACTTACGTTATTAGACTTAGACGTTAGATCTTTGATCGCGTCCGCTTTGCCTTGTTCGTAAAAATGTTCTGCTATAGTGTCAGCATTTCTAGCAGCATAGATTGCTTTGTGATATCCCGCTGTATCGTTTACGTTGCCATCTTTATCTAGGAACTTCCCAATAAAAGTGGACAAGTCAGCTTGCTTATCAGCAACGGCGTTAGGATTTGAAACACCATACTTAAACTTATCTTCTCCTACATTAAAATCGAAACCTTCGAAATCTTCAGAGAAATATTTATTAGTATTTTGTTTAAAAACCTCTCGACGCTGTGCAGCAGCATCTTGTTCTTTATTATATCTGTTGAAAAAGTCTAATGCTTTTTGTTGATCAGGACTAACATTGGATGACTTCAACTTGATGTCTTCGTAGTACTGTTCTTTTAAATTGTTCATAAATGAACTAGCATTTGCCACTTCTTCTTTCATCGCAAGCTTTTTCTTGCGAATGCTTTTTTCATCTTCCTCGTTTTCATCAAATGAAAACTTGTCAGTTAATAAAAACTTTACCTCTTCATCATTTAAGTGAGGTTTAGTTTTCTTATAAAATTCTTTTAATAGATCTTCATCCTTTATTGTAGAATAATCTACATTTAACCTAGCGTAGTCTGTTAAATCTCCGCCAGTATCTTTCATGAAATTAATTAACTTTTTAACTCCTTCTGGCATTTCAACCTCCGCTTTAATAGGAGCTTTTTCAGTTATAGACTCTTTTTTTTCACTAGTAACTTCATTAACTACTTTAGTTATTAAGTTTTCTTTTTTAGATTCTACAGGTTTTTCTTCTTTAGCTTCTGGAGTTTTTTCAACTTCTTCTTTCTTATCTTTATTCATTTTAAGTTTGAATACAGGATCTTCTTTTCTAGTACCTAAATTAGATGGTCTTTTTGCTTTAACCTTTAGAGGTTCTTTTGTTTCTTTTTCTTCTTTTAATTCTGACATAATATAATATAATAATTAATAATTACATTCCACTTAAATTAATACCACCTAAATTAGCATCTTGAGGTTTTTCAAAATCAGTAGGTAAAGTATCATTTTGTCTTTGTGAAATCATTTTGCTTTGTTGACTAGCTTGTATTCTAGTTCTTTGGTCTTTTCGGTCTTCAATATCTTTTTCTTTTTGTTGATCTTTTTGAATATCTGCTTGAGCTAACTTCATATCAAACTCAAATTTCTGTTGTGCTAATTGTTGTTTTATTTGTAATTCAGCTTGCATTCTTTGTGTTTCAAACTCAGATTTAGCTTGTTCTACTTGTATTTGAGTTTCAGCTAAAGCTTGTTGTTTTTGAACTTCTGCCATAGCTGCAGCTTCAGTAGTTTGCGCATTAGCCTGTGCTTGAGCTTCTATCATCTGCTGTTGCTGCTTCTGATCTTGCTCTTGCTTTTTAATTCTTCTTTGCTTTAATATTTGATTAGCTAGTTTTAAATTTCTCACCTCTCTTATATCTATAGCGTCTTCTAAAAATATTTGTTGTTGCTGTAGAGCCATTTGTATATTTTGCTCTAACATAGCTTTTTCTTCTTCGTCAGGTTCTAGTTCTAAAAATATACCAAAGTCAGCATTTGTTTTATTAGATATTTCTTCTAAGGTTTTAACATTAAAAACTGATATACTACTTTCTAAAGCTTGTTTTAACAAAGGAAACTCTAAACTATCAACAACTCTTCTACATACATTCTCTGCTGTTTTAACAGTTAAGTATAAGCTAGACTGTAATATGTGTCTTGTTGCTACATTTGAATTTGCAGCAGCTAGTTTTTGCAAACCTACTAATGATTGTTTATCAGGCATTGAACCATCTCTAGCTTCATTTAACCCGGTCACATCTCTTATCATTTGTAGATAGTATTGATAAGTACCTATTAATGATTGCATTTTTTGTTGACCACTTCCTGTTTGTAATTCTTGTATAGGAACTTTACCATGATTTATTTCACCATCTTGAGTTAGTGATCTACCTACTATACTACCAGTCTGGAAATACATGTTTAATGCTTCGGATGGATTATAATTTGTTCCATTACCTAAGTCAACTTCTGCTAGTCCATCTACATCTAAGTAAACACCGTCTGGAACAACCCTAGATAATACTTGTTGTATTTTTAAATGCGTTAATTGAATCATATCAGCAAAACCAGTTATCTTACCTACTAACGACTCTATACGACCTTTGTACATTCTAGGAGCGCATATGTTATAATTCATATGTACTCTAGTTTTATCAGCTAAAGGTCTTGTCATATTCTCAGCCATTTTCCAGTCAAGCATTAATGGATGACCTAGTATTTTAGCACCAGAGTAAATGACCTCTATTGATCTAGAAACCTTTTTAAATGAATCATTTTTAGGTGGATTAAAGTCACCTGATTTTTGAACAACTTTTTCTAAACCGTTTTTAGTCTTTTTTAATTTAAAAACTTGATCTATAAATGTTTTATATTCGAAATACAAAACTTGACACGTCTGGTCATCATTTCTACCATTCCAACCTCTTAAGTATTCTGAATTACCATGATACTTTTGTATCTGTTCTAATTCTTCTTTTGTTAAGTTAGGAAACTCTGTTTTTAACTCTGATAAAGCAACGGGTTTTACTTCTCCAACGTAGTATAGATCTTCAAAATTAGGATCTTCAGTATATGAATAAACTAAATTAGCTGGATCCACATACTCTATTCTAACACCACGCATTTTATCCCAAGATGTTTTTACAGCTCCAATGCCTAGTACACAAAGATCGTAATTTATTCTTCTATTAACTAAGTCATACTTATTAAAGCTCATAACATTTGATATGAGTTCTTCTTGAGCTATTTCTATTGATTGCTTGTAATCTAATTGTAAATGTAGTTTAAGATCAGATGTTGTTTGTATTCCTAATTTCTTAATACTTTCATCTCTCATTCCAATACCAGTCTTGCCCTCTATGCTTTCTAATAGTGATCTAGCTTTTAAATCTCTATCTAATTTATTTGCATAATCAGTTCTTTCTTTTATGGAAGTAGGATCTTGAGCAAAAGCGTTTAT